TTTCTGTGTTGTTTAAATGTCATCTTACTTTTCTCCTTTTTAATTATACCTTAACCTAATACGCCCTATAAGTATCCGCCACCCAAACCCAAACAAATCGCACTTTTTTTTAATGGGGGCTGAATTTATTCTGTGATTTTGCTAAAGTAAACTTTTCTATCAATGTCTTAAAGTCATCACCTGGGCACCCTTTGAATTTAAGGAACTGCTTATATATAAATTTCGCTTCCTCTTCATGCCGTGGTGATATAGCTTTTTTAAATCCCAATCCAATATACCACCAGTCGGGCTTTGTATACGCTTTGTTATCTAGCTCATTAAAATAACAATCAACATCAGCACAGAAGAAAGCATATTCCTCGATCAATTCATCATGGTCTGTTATTTCTAGTAATTTCTCAAGCTCTAAATCAAAGTCCATCATCATCCCCCCAATTATTGCCATCATCATAAAACTGTGTTGTCTTGGCATTATATTTAATATCTAACTTGCCCGTTCTGCCTCCTCTATTTTTAGCTATAAATAAAATACAGTCCTGATTATAATTACCCTCTGCTTGCTCTGATAGATCCCTATGGATTAAAAACACATAATGCGCATCTTGTTCTATTCCTCCAGATTCTTTGAGGTTCTTCATCTTCGGGAACTCGTCACCATCCCGGTTTAATTGAGCTAATGCGCATATATGAATATCTAAATCTGTTGCAATATCCGTTAATGTTGCGCTTACCTCATCAACTTGTGAACGCCTATCAAGTTTTGAACTACCTTGTATTTTTTGCAGATAATCTATAAACACAACTTTTAAAGCTGGGTTATTATTTTTCATATTGCGGATAATGCTGCGAATATTACCGAGCTTTCTATCTGTTGTCCTGGTTATCTGTGTTACCTTGCAACCCTTTAACCTCTCAGACTCATTCATAAACCTTGTTATAGTTGAATTATTATTCTCATTGGCGAAGTCATATATTGATATACCTGACCTCATTTGTATTATTCTTTCTGCGCACTCAGCCTCTGACATCTCAACCGATACAAACCCACATGAGATATTACACCGCGTTAAATTGCTCATTAAAGTCAAACCTAGTGCACTTTTACCAACACTTGGACGCGCTCCAATAATTGACATTGTTTTTGTCGTTAACCCACATATAAGCCTATCAAGTGATTGAATGCCAGTTTTTATGTAGTCTTGTTGGTCTCCCTCATTTAATCGAATTGCTTTGTTTAAAACCTCTTTGACGGCCTCTGGAAGTGTTACGCCTGTTGTTACTTGGCTGTTCTTGTCTATTTCATCTAATCGCCTTCTGACTATGTTTAAATAGTCCTCAGCGGTGTTTATCTCATCTACAACACAGTTGCCTATCTCATGGCTTAGTACTTGCAACCGATTTTTTACTAATGATTCATATATAACCGCTACATAATCTTTTAAGTGCTCCTCAAATCCTGTTTGCCTTATTAGTTCCGGGTAAAATTCAGTGCTTATATTATCTTTTGCACCTAGCTTCATTAATTGCCTTCTATCAACCTTCCCAGTCTGATAATACAATTCCTTGATATTGGTAAAGATTATATTCAATACCTGCTCAGAAAATGGATTATCAAACTTATTGATTAATTGACAATCGTTAATTAGATCTGGCTTTTTTATCAGTAGACCTAATAATGCGTAATTGGTGTTCATTTATTAAAATACCTTCTTACTAAATATGATCTCAATAGAGATATAATTGTAAAATATATTCCTATCATAAGATTTTGATTTATTGACGCATCAACTCCGACAATAGGGAATACCACTATCTGACTAACCAATGCCACCACATAACCTATGATGACATTGGTGATAGACTCTTTTAAGCTATCTTTTTTTGATTGCATATTTAGAATAGTTCTGGATGTACATTCTCAATAAACCTAGAATCAACATCTTTTAAATTCATAATAGCTTGACGGTAGTAGCTATCTTTTAATTCTATACCAATTGCTTTACGTCCCAATGATACCGGGCTAAACACTTCTGAACCAACCCCCATGAAAGGAGTCAATACTGTCTCACCTGGATTAGAGTATAATTCAACCAATCTATCAATTACATCTAATTGCAGCGGGTGAACGTGCTTCTCGTCATCTTCTGTTTTGCTTTCTTTATATTGCAATACATTATCAATTCTAACGTCATCCCAGACACTAGACGCGTATCGCTGCCAGATATAATGACTTAGTTTATTACTCTTAGGATCTTCATGGTTCTCAAATTCATTATTTAAATACTTCCATAAATCAGTGCTATTAAAATTAGTCTCATTGGCATTATTAAAAGCTTGTAGAATATTTGGAAGTATTGGAGTAGCTCCGAAGTACTTTTTAAATCCACATGGGTGAGTTACTGGAATTTCATTCTCGCCTTTCTTAGTGAATATTAAAACATAATCAGGCATAGCAGTAAAGCATTTTGTAGAATCCTCTACTATGAATTTGTGCATTAAACTCTGTACCATAGTTCTCATTCTAACTTTTAACGGTTCTTTCCAGATTGTAATTCTATTACGATACTCAAAGCCATGCTTTTCATGCAGCTTAATTACTTCGTGAGGGAAGTCCCAAAGCCTACAAGTATTATCAAACACATCTGTACAGTGCACCGCATTTATACGTCCAGGTTTTGTAACTCTTGCCATTTCTGCAATCAAATAATCATACTGTACTAAGAATTGCTCTTTATCTTCACAGTTGCTAAAATCTCTTTCAGAACTTGAGTAATTATATAACCCGGCAAATGGTGGAGAATATATTGAAAGATCTATACTTTCCTTTGGTATCTCTTTTATTACTTCCATGCAATCAGAATTATAAATAGCGTAATTTTCTGTAATCATTTGTTCTTTTGTCATTCCCTTATCTCCTTAAATAAATTTTGGTAGTGTTACTGTTTTATTAAATTCTTTGTATTCGTGGTTAAATTCTGAATTTACATTTTTAACTAAGTTCTCATATAAGTCTTTTGCCTTTTGTGTTTTTTGTTTAAGTGATTCGATTACTCTTTCCTGGCCATCTGAAGTAACTAAATCAATAGTGACCTCTGAAGTTTGTCCAAACCTCCAGAACCTTCTTACCGCTTGGTAATACTGCTCATATGACCATGTGGGAAAGAAAACAGAATGATTACAATGTTGCCAATTCAACCCCATTCCCGTCATCTTAGCTTTTGTGATTAATCTTTTTACATTCCCCTTGGCGAAGTTTATTAGAATATCCTCTTTTTTATCAATACTCATTCCTCCTTTAATTTGAATAGCATCTGAGTCTTGTTTATCTATTATATCGCCTTCCTCATTGAAGTTGACCCAGTAAACAGAAGTCTTACCCGCTGCTAACTCTAATGCTTTTTCACATCGTTTATGTATTGTATCTTTTTGTTCCTTTCTTACTTCTGTCATTGTTTTAGCTTTCTTAGCAAATAATAATAATTGACCCTCTTCTTCAATCATTGAATCATTTCTTACCGTATTAGTATTTACATTCAATGTCGGTAATTTGTACCTATCATCACTAAACCCAATATCAGAAGGCATTTTAACCATAATTGACCATTGATTAACCCATGCAAAGAAGTCTTTTTCAGCATGAGGTTTTAAATAGAATTTCGCCCCAATGTTCCTATTATTGGAATCAACCGAATTTTGATTGCTTTTAAAAAACTTACCTAGCATATCCATATAACCCATATAACCCAGAGCTTCGGAGCTGGTACCTAGTTCTATAAAATCATTAGGTGATGGTGTAGCTGTTGAAAGGAATCTATAAGGTAACTTCTTGATAAATGTGTTTATCTGGTTCTTTATCTTGCCGTCAAAGTTTTTTAATATTGAACTTTCATCCAGGAATAAACAAACAAAGTCACTAGAATCAAAATAATGTAATCGCTCATAATTGCATATAACTATTTTTTTTGTGTGTTTGCCGTCTTTTGAATATTCAATATCATCTATACCAATCTTTTCAGCTTCGATTAAGAATTGAAATGCTACAGCTAATGGAGTCAATATTAGTACTTTCTTGTTTGTGTGAAGTACCACGTTATAGGCTTCTGATAATTGAATTAATGTCTTACCCAGTCCAGTATCAAGAAAATTAGCAATACGTCCTTTTTCTATTGATTTTTCAATTACGTGCTTCTGAAAGTCAAAAGCTATATCCGGGATAAACTTTGCTTTAAATCCAAATTGGCCGATACTATGCCGTTTACTTTCTAAAAATTCATTATACTTCATTGCTTGCACCTTTTTTAAAATATCCATCAATACTCTGAGTCATCCATAAAGGGCTGTAGTTGTTCCTTATGAAGTTCTTTTTTACTTTTCTTTCAATCTCTTTTTGTATTTCAGTTGCGCTCATTTCTTTCATCTCCTTTTTAGTTTTAAAATAAAGTCACCGCCCTATATAATTTTTTACTATGGGTGATTTATGCTACCTGGCGGATTAGCTGTCTGTTAAGTTAGCTCCAAGTAACAAAGGGCGGGCTTGCCTGTCTTGGTTGGGTTATTTCATATTAACTCCATGGGTTCCAATTTTTAGTGGATGTATTTGTTTCTTTAGTAGGCGTGTATAAGTCTGGGTATTCTCCTATTATTGAGTTTTCTAATGATTTATTAGCAGCTCCTTTAAATATTGATTCAAACTCTATTAATTTATTTATGAAAATATTCATAGAGTATAAATTATCCTTTTTCCCTTTTGTTCTTCTAATATCTAAAAAAGCAAACCATAGCTTTTCATTAATTGAATTATGAAGCTTTATTTTTTCTTTATTTTTCTCATTGTTATAATTGTTATCATTATTGTTTGTTGCCTTCTGTGTTACTTCTGTGTTACTTCTGTGTGCCTTCTGTGTGCCTTCTGTGTTACCTTTACTTTGATAAGTATCATAGTTACATACTGTTAGGTGTGACGTTTTGCGCATTCCTTTATATTTTATCATGGAGTCATCTTCCAATAATTTAAAAAACGTCCTAACTTTCTTATTTGTCCAATTCTTACCAAATAATCTAACCCATGTTTGCATAGATCTTAAGGATTCTCCCCTATTACATTCAAATAACTCATTATCTATAGTTACTTTTTTATCCTCATGATTTACATTTAATAAAATACATATCCAAGCCTTTAAATATAATGGGTTATCATATATCCAATGATCTTCAATAGATCTATGTAGTTGAATCCATCCGATAGACATTTTAGTTCTCCCAATCTTCTTTTAGTGGGAATACTCCCTGCCAGCAATTTATAGTAGATTGATCTAATATTTCATTGGCTAATGACTTATCTATCTTATTTAACTTAATGAATATTAATTTAATAGATCTATCGGTTAACGGCTTCTTGATACTGTATCGCATATCTACAAAGC